CTACCAGGGAATGGTATGGTGCCCAGAAACTGAATATGGTTGTTTCATGGCACGTCGCAATGGCAAGGTGTATCTCACGGGCAACACCTACAACGAAGAAATGCGTGGCCAGGCCCTGCTGCAATTGAGCCAGATTGGTCTGCAGTTTGACGAATCAAAGTCAAGCAATCCTTTTGCTTACTACACCGCGGCCATAACCAATTCGTTCACTAGAGTGCTCAACATCGAAAAGAAAAATCAAAACATCCGAGATGATATCTTGGAGATGAATGGGCTGAATCCGTCATGGACCCGGCAGTATTCGCAAGCCGGAACCACGGCCACTGCTTCAGTGGTTGCTATTCCTTCGGAAGACTAGTATACTCACACAATGACCAACTTGTTCCGCAAGACAGCGGTATTCACTGACATCCATTATGGCCTGAAGAGCAATAGCCTGTTACACAACCAGGACTGCGAGCGGTTTGTTGATTGGTTCATCGCCACTGCCCGAGAGAAGGGCTGCGAAACCGGTATGTTCCTGGGCGACTGGAGCCATCATCGGGCATCAATCAACATGCAGACACTACAGTACAGCCTGCGTGCCTTGGAAAAGCTAAGTGCGGCGTTCGAACGATTCTATTTCATTCCGGGCAATCACGATCTCTACTACAGAGACCGGCGTGACATCTACTCAACAGAATGGGCCCGGCACATACCCAACATCATCATCGTCAACGACTGGTTCCAACAAGATGATGTCATAATCGCCCCTTGGTTGGTGGGCGATGATCACAAAAAGATCGCTAAGATGTCAGCCAAATACATGTTTGGACACTTTGAACTGCCGCATTTCAAGATGAACGCCATGATAGAGATGCCGGATCACGGTGAGATTGCCGTGGAGCACTTTGGTCACTATGATCAAGTGTTTAGCGGTCATTTCCATCTACGGCAGAACAAACGCAATATCAACTATATTGGCAATGCGTTTCCGCACAACTTTGCTGATGCTGGTGATGTGAATCGTGGCTGCATGATCCTGGAATGGGGCAAGGATCCGGAATATCTGGCCTGGCCTGAACAGCCCTTGTATAATGTGTGGGACCTTAGCCATGTTATAGATCATGCCGACGAGATACTCAAACCCAATCAGCATGTGCGTGTGCAGTTGGACATAGAGATATCCTACGAAGAAGCCAACTACATCAAAGAAAACTTCATAGGCAAATATCACCTGCGTGAAATGGCACTGATGCCGAACAAACGCACGGCCTTGGAAGAAGATCTCTCACCCGGCGATGTGCGATTTGAAAGTGTGGATCAGATAGTGACAGATCAGATCATCAAGATCGAGTCGGAGTTCTACGATCCCAAACTGCTGTTACAGATATATCAAGCCCTATGATCAACATACGAGACCTCACTGTAAAAAACTTCATGTCGGTCGGCAATGCCACACAGGCCATCAACTTTGATCGCCGAGATCTTACTCTAGTTCTGGGAGAAAACCTGGATCTTGGCGGCGATGGCAGTCGTAACGGCACGGGCAAGACCACCATAATCAATGCACTAAGTTATGCCCTGTATGGGCAAGCACTAACCAACATCCGCCGAGACAACCTTGTGAACAAGACCAATGGCAAGAACATGTTGGTCAGCCTTGACTTTTCCATCGGGGGCCTTGACTATCGCGTGGAACGCGGCCGCAAGCCCAACATACTGAAATTCTATGTCAACAACGAAGAACAAGCCGCTGATGACAATGCTCAGGGCGACAGCAGAGAAACACAGCAGGCCATAGAGTCTGTGCTGGGCATGACGCACGACATGTTCCGACATGTGTTGGCCTTGAATACCTACACCGAACCGTTTCTTAGTCTCAAGGCCACGGATCAACGCATCATCATCGAGCAGTTATTAGGTATTACTTTGCTGAGCGAGCGTGCGGAGAAGATCAAAGAACTCAATCGTGTGACCAGGGAATCGATCACTGCAGAAGAGATGCGGATACGTGCGGTGCAAGAAGCCAACCGTCGTATAGAAGAACAGATAGAAAGCCTGAAGAAACGGCAGACTCTGTGGCTGGCTAAACAGCGAGATGACTGCGACAAGTTGCAGCAGGCCATCGCCGCACTGGAGCACATCGACATTGATGCCGAGATACAGGCACATCGAGATCTTGACGCCTATCATGCCCGCAAGAAAACCATTGACGAGCACAACCGATACATACGACAAATCGATGCTGAACAGGTCAAGATCGCCAAGGAACAGGAAAAGATCCGTAAAGAACTCGCAGCCTTGGATGATCATCAGTGCTATGCCTGTGGCCAGAACATACACGACGCCAAGCAGGACGAGATCCGCCAGAACAAACAGGCCGCCTTGCAAGAGATCGCTCTACAGTATCTTGCCAATGACACGCAACGAACTGAGCATGTGAACGAACTGGATGATCTTGGCGAACTGGGCACAGCACCCACGGTGTTCTACGATGACTTAGAACAGGCCCTGGGCCACAAGAACAGCGTGGATGGCCTACGCAGAGATCTCGAACACAGATCCGCTGAAACCGACACCTACGGCGAGCAGATAGAGGACATGCAGGGACAGGCCCTGCAGACAGTGAGTTATGACGAACTCAATGAACTCACTCGATTGCAGGAACATCAGGACTTCTTGCTGAAGTTGCTCACCAACAAAGACTCGTTCATACGCAAAAAGATCATCGAACAGAACTTGAGTTATCTCAACAACCGACTCACTCACTATCTGGATCGCATCGGCCTGCCACACCAGGTCATATTCCAGAATGATTTGACTGTGGAGATCACGGAACTGGGCCGTGATCTGGACTTTGATAACTTGAGTCGTGGCGAACGCAACAGATTGATCTTGAGCATGAGTTGGGCCTTCCGAGACGTATGGGAAAGCCTGTATCATCCCATCAATGTGCTGTTCATCGACGAGCTGGTGGATTCTGGCATGGACACTCAAGGCGTGGAAAACAGCCTAGCCTTGCTCAAGAAGATGAGCAGAGAACGCCACAAGTCGATCTGGTTGGTATCGCACAGAGATGAACTGTCTGGCAGGGTGGAAAACATCCTGCGAGTTGTGAAAGAAGGTGGTTTTACTTCTTATAACACCGATGTCGATGTCGCGTAAAATAAAAGTCTGCACCTGGAGCCCACAGATGTGTGTCAGGCTGCCTGTCCGTTGTGTGCCCGTGAAACCGACAAGGATTTTGATAAAAAGCAACGGTATCATCTTACAATGGAAAAAATATCTCGCCACATGGATGACAATGCCATCCGAAATCTTGACAAAATGTTCATGTGTGGCATCTATGGTGATCCTGCAGCGGGTCAGCACACATTGGAGATCTATCGTTATTTCCGTGCGATCAATCCTGAAATCATATTAGGCATGAATACCAATGGTGCCATACAAAACACCGCGTGGCGGCAGACCCTGGGTGAAATAATGCATCGTCAAAAAGACTATGTGGTGTTCAGCATCGACGGTCTAGAAGATACCAATCACATCTATCGACGCGGAGTTGACTGGCACAAGTTAATGGAAAACGCCAAATCCTATATTAGCACTGGTGCTTCAGCACACTGGGACATGCTGGTTTATCAACACAACGAACATCAAGTAGATGCCTGCGAACGCCTGGCCAGAGACATGGGATTTACTTGGTTTAGAACCAAGGTAAGCAAACGTCAGTCACGTTCTGGGCTTCAATTTCCACTTTATTGGAATCCTCCAATCATCCGTAAAGACACTATTAACTGTCATGCACTAAAAGAAAAAAGTATTTACATAGATGCGCAAGGTCGACAATCACCTTGCTGCTGGTTAGGAGGTCGGCAACGTGATTTCGTAAATGATTTAACATCGGTAATGGCATCTTGGGTGACAAATAATCCTCATCCTGTGTGTTTATCTGCTTGTGGCCAAAACAATAATGAAACCAATGTTTCAGCTCAATGGCGAAGAGAGGTCGAACTATGTTGATGTGGGATCATTGGCATATCGAAGCCTCAAGTATTTGTGCATTGAAATGTTCACGGTGTCCTCGCATTGAAGTTCCAGAGACCTTGCTGAATCGACAACTTGATTTAAATTTTTTCCAACAACAAATTGGCACAGATACCATACGACAGATACGCAAAATAACATTTTGCGGCAACGATGGAGATCCTATCTATTGCAGAGACCTATTGGCAATTTGTGATTGGATAAAAACAATCAATCCTGATATTATGATAGTAATTATTACTAATGGCAGTTATAGATCGCCGGATTGGTGGAGGGATCTTGGTCGAATATTAGATCAAAATGACGAATTACACTGGAGCATAGATGGCTGGGATCAAGCCAGCAACGAGCAGTATCGTATAAATTCAGATTGGGCATCTATCATGCAAGGAATGTCATCTTTTGCCAGCACCAATATTGACACATACCGAGTATGGGCTGCGATAGCATTCCGATTCAACGAAAACTTCTTGCACAAAATGCGTGACATGGCAACGCAACTGCAGATGGATCTTTTCCAATTAACAAAAAGCACAAAATTTGGTAGTCATTATCCCGATAATTACGGTGTACAAGATTTTTTGCAACCACATAATCTTCAACTAATTAGTTCGAGCCATCGCTTCGAACGTGAATTAATGTCGCTAACACAGAAACAAAGACCTGGTAATGAATTAAAACGGATATTTTTTTCTCGGGCTCAAGATCTAATTAAATACAAAAAATATTCAGGTATATGTCTTATTGGCAACAAAGGAATTTTTGTTAACAGCCAGGGAGAATTTTATCCCTGTTGTTGGACAGCTTCTCGTTATAATCACAACAGGCAATGGCACGAACTGGCAAAACAACGATTTAATCTCAAAAAAAACACATTCCAAGATATCATCAAAGACTCTTTTTGGCATGATTCATTTCTTGAATTTGAAAGCCAAGAATGCAAAACAAAATGCACAGTTGATCGTTTAGTGGATATCGATCACACAACAGAATGGTAAAAGCATGACATGGTTTTACGAATCACGAGAAATCACCGAAATATCCGAAGAATACGCCGGTTTTGTCTATGTGATAACCAATAAACAAACAGGCAGGCAGTACATTGGCAAAAAACTCAGCAAATTCAAAAAAACCACATACAACACAGTTAAACTCAAAAACGGCAAGAAGAAACGCAAAAAGATACGCGGCACCATAGATTCAGATTGGCAGACATATTACGGAAGTTCTCCGGAGTTATCTCGAGATGTTGAACTGCTAGGCACAGAAAATTTCACCCGCGAGATATTATATTACTGCAGAAGCAAGGCCGAATGTAGCTACATAGAGGCTCGCGAACAATTCTCAAGACGTGTATTAGAATCAGACGATTACTACAACGGGCACATACAGGTGCGTGTACACGGTAGTCATATCAAAGGCAAAATCAGCGGTTAACAAGCTCGCACCGGCCAACATCGGGTGCCGATTGGTAAGGGGTTTAACTACGCCCGGACCGAAGTCTCTTGCCGCCAAGAGCACTCAATCAGTATCCTTAACAGGACCACGATCGCAAATCCTGCGGTTTGATTGTTTGAATAGAATATAAAGGGAAAAAGACGTAGCAGTGATGCTACACGGTTTGTGTGTATGTTAGCGTATAGACACAAGCCCGCCGTTGTGATAAAGACGCAACTCGAGGTACCGGACAACCGCCTCTGTAATGTTGTAACGCTAAGTGACTGTTCGTACTCGGATGATGACACCTCTTTGCCCTGTGCGGGCAAAGTGTGACCATGGTATCTGGATGATAACTGTTATCTCGCTTCGCTCGATTTAATCGTATTCATGAGCGCAAGCGAAATGAATAGACTTGCGTAGCAAGTCTCTAAGTGTTTTTGAATAAATAAAATGGTGCAGTTCACGAGACGGCAATCTCTAACTGCTCTATGATTTAGAGGAATCACAGCATGATCAATATTTACGATCGAAATAATAATCCTTCTGGGTATTACATCTATGCTTATCTAAGAGATGATGGTACTCCTTATTACATTGGTAAAGGCAAAGGACGCCGGGCCTGGATACAGCATTCTAATAAGGGCAAAGGTGCTCATACTCCAAAAGACAATTCTAAGATTTATATTTGTGAGTCTGGACTTACTGAAGTTGGTGCATTTGCTCTGAAAAGAAGATACATCACCTGGTGGGGAAGAAAAGATCTTAGTACCGGAATACTTGTCAACATGTCGGATGGCGGACAAGGCACGTCTAATACTAAAAGATCGGTCTCGGAATATACCAAACAACTAATTGGTTATGCAAATAAAGGTCGACCACAGAGTGAAGAAACAAGAAGAAAAAGATCGTTGTCTCTAAAAGGACGACTGGTAAGCGAAGAAAGCAAAGAAAAACGCCGTGCTAAAATGAAAGGGCGTAAAACAGGGCCACAGAGCCCAGAGAGAAAAGCCAAGAGTCTTGCCGCTTTAGAAAAGGCAAGATTGGCTAGGCTTCAGAACTGATCGGGCCAGTCTCTCCAAAGTGCGTGTTGGATGTTTCCTGCAACGAACTGGTTGAAACTTTTGTGTTTGGTTTCAAGATCACCTTCCAATGGTGCCACACGACGGAATGCCTCGTCCATTTGTGCCATGTCACGAAACTCCATAATAATAAGCCATTCAGGCATGTCCGCGATTGAACGGAATCCCATCTTGCAACGAGTGATCCTGTAGCTCTGCATCTTGCCTTCGCTGATCAAGTGATCAAAGAACGATTTCATTCCGTTGACCCAATCAAGATCAGAAATATCTCCTTCTTTGTCGGCCCAGATAGTGTACAAGTCCATTATGTGATGGCTCCTAAAATTTCAAATCCTGTTATCTCTTTTTTGTAGACATGTGCCTGCTCGAGATAGAGATAGCGGAACCCTCGATCACGGTATATGGCACATTCTGTTTTCATGGTTTCAATGCCCAGTCTCAGTCGGGGCTCATGATAGGTCCAGGCGAACTGATCGCATAGGGCATTGTGATCGTCAAATCTGCGGATCAAACTGAAAGCTACCAGATTGCCGCCCGAATAATAGCCCAAGATATCGGCCATGGGATCACGCAGTCGGGCAGGGAACATGGGCATCACTGACGCAAACTGCTTGTGAGCACAGTAGGCACGATATATCTCCTGGCACTTTTTGATCATGTAATCGCTCTTGCTGAGATAACTCCATTGTACTGATTCGGTGTATTGGGTCTGGGCAAGATCAATGCGTGCGAATTCGTAGCTCATGATCTGGGATCCTCCCGGCCCTCAAACAACACCTGGAGATAGTCCTCAGGCCAGTCTTTGTAGTAGCCTTTTTCTGCTACCATGCGGGCATGTGCATTGAGTTTGGTCAGGGGCTGCACAAAGGCTATGGCCCAGGTACCTTGGTTCATGGTCACGCCCTGCACCACTTCGGGCGAGTCAGGGTGATCGGCCAAGGCCAAGAGATCTCTAGCCCGCAGGAATCCTTTATTAACAGCAGTGATCTGCTGATTAAATTCCGCAGGTTCAAACTCCGCAGGATCGTAGACCATGGCAACCACGTCCAGTTCGTCAATGTCAATGTGCTGCAGATCTGTGTAGGGATCTATTTTTCCTTGGCGTATCTCAAACTTGCCTTCCAATCTGGCACGACGTGCGTAAGGACACGGAGCCCAGCCCGACAGTGCAGGATGTGGGCGTTCCACGAAGCCGGTAATCCAGGCCAAGATGTCCAATTGTGCTTGTTCAAAATTCATTAAAAGAAAGGCATTCCGGATTTTTTGGTTGTTTCGAGATTTTCTTTGATCAGGGCACTCACAGTGTTGCGTTCACGGTGGCCAAGATTCATGGCTTCCGTAAAGGTCAATCCACCTCGCATGTACCAGCACATTTTCAGTGCTTCATCTCGGATCTGCTGCGACTCCTGCTCCATGCCATCGATCATTTGTTCGATCTGCTGGGGATCCGCTCTCAGGAGTCGGAGACGAAAAAATTTGCCTGATCCAAGGTAAACAATTGCTCGTACTTGTGGCTGCAGTTCTGGCAGGTCATGGGCAAGGGTTTGAGCTCGCTTTTTTCTTTCAGGGCCAGCACCCGATCCTTGATCTGATTGAACACCCGTCGATCGCAGTTGACCAAGAATTCCTGGATGTGTGCCTGTTCAGTGACGATGGCATCTGCAGTGCGTATCTCGATGATGCTGCGACCAATGGCCTGCATGGTGGCATCCACCATGCGTCGCATCATGTCATTGATGCGTGCGAGCTTTTCTTCTTCGGGCACATCCACCTGTGTCACAGCCTGCATGGTCTTCTGCTGCTCAAACTGCAGTTGGCTGTTCTGGGTCATTTCCTGATAGTTCAGGGGCCGGAAGTGCAGGGTAAGATCACCGATCACAACTGGTTCGCTGTAGTCCACGCTCTGGAATGAATCCAGGATCTTGCGGAGATCCAGGGCAAAACTCTGTTCGGTGCCACACTTGGGACAGGTGGTGTCCATGTCCATGGCATGACCATAACTGGCCACGCGGATGGCCACCAGCACAGCATCAAAGTCTGTGCTGGGCATGAGCCAGGCATTGGAGATATTGGGCACACAGCTCTGTATCACTGACACCACCGCTTCGCCATTGAACAAGGCGTCAGGTGTGCGATAAGTTATTTCATCCATGGCAGTCATGGGATATATGGGCACTTCACCATTGGCTGGTAGATCCAGCACACCGGGAGCATAGTTCTGACCTTTGCTGGGCAATGGAAAATAGATAGCCGGCTGCCGGAAGAATTTCTGCAGGGGATTTTTACTCATTTTTTCCTCGGTAAATAGATATAACAATACTTATCACGGAAAATCATGGCCGATCTAGATCCTATTGCTGTAGAAAACTTTA